GGTCCAGGCGCACCTCGCCATCGTTCGTGCCGAGGACCATGTAGTAGGGCCCGTCGCACAGCATGTAGTCGTTGCGCAGGAACTTGTCCCCGCTCGCAAGCACGACGTCGACGGTCCCGGCCTTCTCGTCCCAGGACTTCGGCTGCAGGTCGCCGAACGCCGTCAGGATCGGGAGCTTCTTCTTCTTCGCGGGCTTCTTCGGCGGCACCGTCACGCCCGCGAGCATTGCAACCCCGGGAGGGGCGCGCAAGGGGGCGCGGTCAAGGCGCGGGCGGTGCGTCGCCCGGCGGCGGGGTGCCCGTGCGCACCGGCATGGCGGGGTCCGACTCGAACTGCAGCCCGAGCTCCGCCATGCGCTTCTTGTCCTCGGCGGCTTGCGTCCAAACCTCCTCGGGGTCGCGGCCGCTCTCGCGGATCTGCTCGGAGAGGCTCTTCAGCCCCGCGCGCACCTCGTCGCGCAGGCCCGGGACCTCCTTCGTGGGCTCGTAGAGCTGGCGCCGCGGCGGCGTCCAGGTGACGCCGATCGGCACGTCGGGCAGCTCGCCCATCAGCACGGCCGCCTCCAGGAACCAGCGCCACAGGGGGTTCAGGACCTGGGGGATGAGGTAGTGCCAGCGGTAGCGCTCGACGGCGCGCATCACGTTGGTCGAGGCGATGCGCGCGCTCGAGTAGTTGACCTTGGAGTAGTCCCCCGAGAGGGCCTCGTAGGTCATCCCGGTCGCGGCCGCGATCGCGCGCAGGTTGCTGGTGACGAAGTCGGCGTAGTTGTCCGAGGCCGGCGGGTCCGAGAACTTGACCGTCTCGCCCGGGCCCAGGCGCACGCCGGCGCCCGGCTCGAGGTCCTCCACGGCCTTCGCCTTGCCGGCGCCGGGCATGATCACCTCGCCGCCGGCGTCACCCTCGAGGAAGTAGGTCAGGCAGGCCGAAATCTGCTGCTTCAGGAGCGAGGCGTCCTCGTAGACGTCGAGGTCGCGCAGGCGGATCAGCACCGGGTGCAGGGCCGGGACGCCGCGGAGCTGCTTGGGCCGCTTGACCGGGTGGTGGTGCAGGAGCTCGGAGGCGGGCACGAAGCGCGAGGGCTCGGCCATGCCCATGATCTCGCCGGGGTGCTGCTTGAAGAGCCACATGCCCTCGCGCTGCGCGATCGGCCCGAACTGGATGCCGGCCTGGATGCGCCCGCCGTTCGGGAGCAGGTAGCGGTCGCGCGACTCGTCGAGGTGGTCGGGCTCGAGCGTCTCGAGCTGGAAGGGCAGCGAGAGCTCGAGGTCGCGCATGTCCTTCGGCCCGCGGCGGCGCCGGCGCACGAGGACCTCGCCCGACTCGAAGGTTGTGCGCACATGCAGCGCCTGCAGGCCGTAGACGTTGAGCTTGCCGTCGGTGTCGAGGTCGCAAGTCTGCTCGCAATGCGCCTCCCAGAGCGCCTTGACCTTCGCGCGCAGCTTCTTGTCAGGGTGCACGGGCGTCGGCACGATCCCGTCGCCGACGATCTCGTTCTCGAAGTAGTTCGCCGCGGACGGCCCCCAGGCGCCGTTGCGCAGCATGTCGCGCGAGCGGTTGCGCAGCTCGGCCAGCTTGCCGAAGGCCTCGGCGTTGGGGGACGTGCTGCCGGTGATCCAGCCCCCGGTGCGGCGCGAGTGGGAGGCGCCCTCGTAGGAGAGCTTGGCGAGGGCCTCGACCGCCAGGCGCGCGCGCAGGCGCTGGACCTCGGCCTTGGGGGAGAACACGCCGACGAAGCTGTCGATGGCGCGGCGGACGTTCACGGGCACCACCCGGGGGGCTGGCGCCCGGGCCCGAGGTCCTTGCTCACCTGGTGGTAGTGGAGGTTGAAGCCTGCCTGCGTGAGCCCGAGCTCGCGCTTCACCTGCTCGAGCGCGCTGCGCAGGGCCGAGAGCGACTGGTACTCGACCTCGCGGTCGGAGAACTTCACGCGCCGCACGCCGGAAGCGATCGCGGCCTCGAGCCTCTGCACGTCTTCTAGCGTGTACGCCATCGGTCGAAGCGTCCGCCGCGCCGGGGCTGCCCGCCGGCCTCTGGCGGGGCAGGTGGCGTCCCCGGTGCGGGAGGACGCTCGGCATCCTCGGGTGGCGGGGGCGGCGAGGCAAGGCCCAGCCGGCGCTCGAGCTCGGTCCAGTGCGCCTCCTCGTAGTGGTCGATCCGGGCCAGGGCTGCGGCGGCGCGGGCGTAGATCCGGCAGTCCAGGGCCTCGTTGCGCTCGCGCGTCTTGACCCATTCGGTGGTCGTGGCGAAGCGGTGCCCCTTGCGCGCGCGCGGGACCAGGCTCTCGGCCGTGAGCTGCTCGAACCACTCCTCCCCATACTCGGGGAAGTGCAGGAAGCCCGGCGGCGGGGGCTTGCCGGCTGGCGGGTCGTGGCGCAGCCAGCCGTAGAGCTGGGACTTGAGCATGGAGACGCCGACGGGCCAGACGCGCAGCCCGCGCGAGCGCATCTTGCCGGCGAGCGAGACGTCAGAGCGCAGCGGCAGGCCCACGGGCACGTGCAGGTTGGGGGTGCCGCGCGCGACCATCACCTGGCGGATGCTCTGGTGCACGGCCCAGGCGTAGACCGTGGAGGTGGCGAACGAGGAGTCGATCGCGAGCATCAGCAGCGGCATGCGCCCGCCGCCGGCGTGCCTCCACTCCCGCGCGAGGACCTTGTCGAGCTCGAGCCAGACCTCCGGCTCGGCGGTCTTGCCGGGCAGCACGAGGTACTCGACGCTCCAGCTCTCCAGGCCGCGCGCCCAGGCCACGATCTCGAGCTCGATGCGGTCGACCTGCACGTCGGCGCCGGCGGTGAGCACCAGGCCGCCCTGGGGCACGACGCCGATCGGGTAGGTCTCGCGGCGGTTGAAGAGCGGCTTCCAGGGCGGCGCCTCGCCGCGCTCCTCCCAGGTCTCGCCGAGCACGGTGTTGAGGAACGTCTTCAGCTTCGCCTGGTCCTTGTTCTTGCGCGCGTCGAGCCACTGCGCCACGACCTCGCGCCAGGAGTGCCAGCCCAGGGGCGAGTAGAGGCTCGACAGGTGGAAGCCGGCCCACCCCTCCTGCCCATCGGTCACGGAGGCGACCCAGCGCCCGGCGGCGAGCATCTGCGTCTTGTGGTGCTCCTCGATCCCGACGCCGCAGGCGTCGCAGGCGTAGAGCACGGTCGCCGGGTCGTCGTTGACGTAGCGCAGGTGGTCGAACTGCAGCCGCTGGTAGCAGCCGCAGTAGGGGCAGGGCACGTGGTAGTAGCGCTGGTCCGTGCGCAGGAACTCCTTCTCGATCCGCGAGCGGCCGGTGACGGTCGGGGAGGAGACGAGCGCCAGCTTGGGCCGCATGAAGGTGCGCTGGCGCGCGCGCACGAGCTCGACGGGGTCACCCTCGCCCTGCACGTCGAGCGGGTAGGCGTCGACCTCGTCGAGGCCGGCGTAGCGCACGGCCATGAAGCGCAGGCCCGCGGCGGCGTTGGCGCCGGCGAGGCGCATCGGGCCGCCGGGGTACATCTTGGAGTACGTGGTGTTGCCGGAGTCGCGCGAGCGCGCCTCGCGCACCTTCGCGCGCAGGCGCGGGCAGGCCTCGATCATCGGGTCGATCTTGGTCTTGGCGTACTCGCGCGCGTCCTCCTTGCGCGGCATCACGACCAGGATCGGGCCGGGCGCCTGGTCGATGCAGTAGCCGTAGAAGTTGAGCAGGCACTCGGTGCCGCCGATCTGGGACGCCTTCATGAAGACGACCACCTCCGTCGGCGACGCCGGCGAGAGCTCGTCCATGATCCCCACGAGATAGGGCGTGCGCGCGTTGTCCCAAGCGCCCTCGCGCGCGTTGGAGGCGCCGAGGCGCCGGTACTGCTGGGCCCACTCGCTGATCGAGAGCTCCGGGTCGGGCATCAGCCCTTCGCGGAAGGCCTGGGCGAAGAGGGAGGCGCCGTCCTGCATCAGGCGTCCGGCTCCGTGCCGAGGGTGCCTAGCGCCGCCGAGAGCGTGCGCACGAGGCGGTCGGTCATTGCGCGCGAGAGGCCGAGCTCGGGGCCGACGTTGTTGGCGGTGGTGAGGATCGAGTTGCGCACCTCGCGCCCGAGGCGCGCGGCCTCGCGGCGGACCTCGTCGGCCTGCACGACCTGGCCGGACTTCTCCTTCCAGGCGAGCTCGGTCAGGCGCGCCTTGAAGGTCTCGCCGATGGCGCGCGCGCGCGCGAAGTTGGCGCCGACGTTCGGCGGCAGCCCCGCGGCCGGGCTCGGCGCCGGGCCCTGGTCGAAGAACGCCTCCTGTTGCCGCGGCCGCCCGCCCGAGGGCACCTCCCGCTGCTGGGCCGGGTCGGTCGAGGCGGCCCACTCCTGGTCGGCGATGGCCGGGATCACGCCCAGGAACTTGCCCTGGGCGTCGCGCACGACCGAGCGCGAGAGCCGGCCGCTCTGCACGGCCTTCGTGACGGCCACCTGTGTGCGCCCGATCAGCCCGCGCCCGGCGCGGTGCGCGGCGTACTTGACCATCGAGATGTGCGGATCGCTCACTCGCTGCGCTGCCGGCGAACCTCGGCGAGACCCGGGGCGCCGTCGACCTCGAGCCTGGGCTCCTGGCCCGTGACCGTGGCCCAGCGCTCGAGCGCGACGTCGACGTAGCGCGGCTCGAGCTCGAGCGCGCGCAGCGCGAGGCCTTCGCGTTGGCATGCAATGAGGGTCGAGCCCGAGCCCGAGCCCGAGAACGGCTCGTAGACTGCGCGCCCCTCCAGGGCGTGATTCCGTAGGGCTCTTCGCATCAGCTCGACCGGCTTCTGCGAGCCGTGCACCGTGGCGCCGTCGTCCTCGCCCGCCTGCACCTCCCAGAAGGTCGACTGCCCGCGGCCGCCGGCCCAGCGCGCCTGCTTCCCATGGCGCACGGCGTACCAGCAGCACTCGTGCTGCCAGTGGTAGTGCCCGCGCGAGATCGCGAAGCGGTTCTTCTTCCAGACGATCTGGCTGCGCACGTCGAGGCCGACGCGCGCGAGCTGGCGCAGGACGTCGGCCGTGTAGATCGAGGCGTGCCAGACGTAGGCGACGTCGCCCGGGAAGAGCCGCCAGGCCGCGGTCCAGTCGACGCGGTCGTCGTTGGTGATCTTGCCCGTGCGCGCCGAGCTCGAGAGGCCCTGCGCGTTGCGCCATTCCGGGTCGTAGGCGACGCCGTACGGCGGATCGGTGAGCATCAGGAACGGGCGCACGCCGCCGCACGCGCGCAGGACGTCGGCCTCC